ATGTAGCCATTCATCTGCTCTTCACCATTGATGATGGTCACATTCGACCTGCTGACCTTGGCACCATCTGTGGCAATGATGCGGACATTGTGCAATCCTGCACCAACTTCATTCCTGTTACCAATGATGGTGATGTTGCTGCTACCTTCGCCAACCTTGTTGTCATTACCTTGCACCATGAATGTTGTTGTGCTGTCTCCAACACGGTTGCGCTTGCCGTACACCTTGCCGCCATTGAACTGTGGGAACACATTGCCGCTTCTTTGCACCTTCTTCACAACAGGTGCATTGACCTTGGCCAATCCATCAGACACCTTCTTTGGTTGTCCAACTTGGAATGTGTCAACTTCCAATGGTTCCTTCACAATGACCTTGAACAGTTCCACTTTTGTTAACTGTTCCTTGAACGGATTGTAGTCTTTGATTTCGTTTATTCGCCAATAGCTGTTGTCAATCTGAATCTGGTCACGAAAGTCAAGATTCATTATGTCCAAAGGTTCCAAGTAGAACATTGCTGTCATCAGCTTGCTGTCCTTGTTGGTGATTTCAATGACATGATTCCTGTGGAATACATTGAACACATTGGCATTGGTATACAGTAGGCTGCCTGTGTATGCATTGCCCGAATAGAACAACTGCCTTGGTATTCCAAAGTTGATGTCCTGTTGCGGAATGATGCCACCTGTTCCTGGATGTGTCAGATGTCCTGCATAAGGATAGGATGACTGTGGCACATTAATGGTCACGAATCCATTCTGTGTTGCCTGTCTGTATCTGAAAATCCAATCTGGATTGGATGGAATCAATCCGCCAAAGTAGAGCAATCTGATGTTGTGTTCAGTTTCAGCCACACCATCTTCAATGTCTTCGTTGTATATCTTGCCAATGATACGATTGCTTGGATTATCATTGACCATTGGTGTTGCGCTGAAGACAACTTCCATTTCATTGGTTCCAAGTTGGAAGTCATTGTCAACTTCTGCCTTTGCCCTTCCGTAGACATGGCCAAAGCTGTCGTTGTAACGCTTGTTATACAAATCATCATCTTCCGCATACGTGTAGACAAATTCATTTCCTGTCAGAAGACCTAATGGCTGCAATGTCACATCCTTGTCACGTGCCATCTTATGTGTCCAATCCTTCACCCTTCCAGATGCATAGAATGTGTCACGTGTTTCGATCAGAAGATTCCGTTCATCATTTGGGTCAATGGTTACATAAAGATTGAACATCTGAATGACCGACAGCAACAGATCCTTCATTTCAACTTCTGGAACCAAGCTGTTCATCGGAATTTCCATTCCTTCAACAATGCCAAGATCGCCAGATGTCACTTCAATGGTTGATGTTGTGTTGATGTCAATTTGGTAGTTTGCAAAAAAGATGGCACCAACAGATGCATTTGTGTTTATTCTGGCAAACAACCTATCACCTGTTTCCAAGAAAACATTTTCCACACTTGCAGAACCAAGAGAAACACCTGGAATGCCCAATTCAACGAATGTGCTTGACATTGATGTAATCGCTCCACTTGTGGTCTGCTTGAGAATTTCAATTGTAACCGGTAGGAATCCAGGAAATGATGTCCCTGTCAAAACGGAAGTCAATGACAATGTGACCAAAGCATTGTAATATCCATCTATGGATGCCTCATAATAATCACCTGCATCATTCCACAGGTTGTTCGGGTCAATAGAACTGTTGAAATTCAACAAAATGTTTGTGTTGAATGGTCCTGTTGGATAGTTCGGCACAAACGCTTGATTCAAGTCTTGTCCAGGAGAAGCAGCCTGTGCCGTTCTTGCTTCAACTTCTGTTTCTGATATCATGAATCCTTCATTGGTCCACGGAATTATCAGTTTTCTGAAGAATGATGATGACAGGAATGTGGATGTGTAGCTGAAATCTGCAAAGCTGAATATTCGGTCAATGATGTCGTGCAGGAACACAGCTGGTCTGAAATCACTGACCTTGTATATTCGTTCAGATGTCTGCTGATACAATGGTTCATTCACACCATAGTCAAGCATTGGATAGACATAGCCATCTGTGTTGGACCAACTGCTGACTATTCGGCCATAATTATATTCGTGATCAAGGTCGCTGAAATCAATCAATGGCTGACCATTGTCATCCAGGCCGTTCAGTTCAGAATCACCCAATTCGTTGAAGATGTTGGCCATCTTTCCAATGAAGATGATTTCATAGATCAACTGGTCCTTCTTCGCAGTTATCTGTCGCAACTGCAATGTGCCATCCATCACTTCAATGCCATCCGATATTATTCGCGCATTCGCCCTTTTGTTAGGATTGAAATTTGCCGCGATGTTGGCAGCAGATGAATCATAAAGGTTGCTGATGTTCACATCATAGATCTGTCCGAAGATTGCATCATTCCGCTGTGTTCCTGGACATTGGATTGTTTTGGAATATTCGGTTTTCCGTTGGTCAGGATGCCGGATGTCAGCAATCGCATAATTGAACGAAAAGTCAAATTGAAATATGTCAATTGGCCTACCTTCGACCAACACCTGCACGTCAGCCACGTTGTCTTCTGTTTGTTAGTGAATAGTTCAATTCGAATGTGTACTGCATCAGCTTGTCATTCAATGATGTCTTCTTCTGAATGCTGTTACCTGTGATGTTCATGGCAATCAATTCATTGTTCACTTCTCTGTAAACAACAGGTGATGTGAACAGGTCATTCATCCATGTGCTTTCAGCTTCGGTCAAATAATCTGTGTTGACTGTCAACTTCTCGGTCATCTGCACATCATAGTCAGTCTGGCCACGTGATGCCTTCGTGTAGTCATACGAATAGCCTGTAAACGTGTGATGCTGCTGATGATAGGATTCACGTTTCACATCTGTCTTCTCCATTGATTTCAGATTGAAGTTGAATGAATCGATGCCACCTAAACGATTCAACCAATGCAGACGAACATGTTCATATTTCGAACATTGTTGGTCAATGTTGAATGTGACCATTTCTGATTCCTGCACATTGGTGCTGTTCAGTAGCATGATAGTATAACTTTTGGCACCATTCAGAACAGTTGATGGTGTGCTGCCTGTCATCAATAATGGATCAATGTTTTCAATGTCATGTGGACCAATTGCAATGCGCCAATATTGGGAATCGTAATTGTTGGCAATTGGATATGGTGATGTTACGAATCCAGAAGACAGCAATGTGCCTTGGCCATCAACATCATCATATGCGTTGATCAAGAACTTGTTTGCACTCAACTTCTCGTTGACGATATAGTACAACCATGCTGACTGACCAGAGTCAATATTTCGGATGCTTGGCGCATCTGTCAGGAATCTCGTTGTTGTAGATGGTCCATTGACAATGAAATCATTCGGGTCGAAATCAATCCATTCAACAACATTCCGCACACCATTCCATACTGATTTCTGTTCGAAAATTGTCAACCCTACATTCTGATACCGGTCAGTTCCAGGATTGATATCTTCTTCATTGATGGTCAGGAAGTATTCAAAATGGCTGTTGTCATTCTGGAAGAACGCTTGATGGTCAGCAGCAGGAATACTTACGTCATGCGTCAACTGTGATTGCAATATTCTGGACACATCGAACCATGCGTTTTCTTGGAATGGTGAGCCTTGGAATATACCAACAGATGGATATACAACCAATGTTGCAATCGGTAAATCACCTGTGACGTACGGATATTTCAGAACATTGATTCTAAACCGTAACGTTGGTGTGTACTGTGTGCTACTGATAACGTATCTGTTATCATTGTAGGCCAATGAATAGTTTGCAGGTTCCTGTCTGCTTCCAATTGCAAAAACAATTAATGTTGCCATTATCCTTGTGATTCTATAAATTCCTTCAGTTGCTCCATCGTCAATGCCACATCATCGGCAATGGCTTCTTCAATTTCAGATGGCACCGCCCTGTTAATTGGTTCCGTGTATGGATCAATCCAATTCCTTGGTCTCATTCCGTAGTTGGCCAGATTCCGTGAAATGACAAATGCCAATCCACGGTGCTTGGATTCCGACCATTGTGCCGTGTCGGAATCTCCTTTGAATCCGCCTATCTTGTCACGGACAGTTGGAATCTTGAGCCATTCATAGATGTCGTTGTAATTGTCAGCGAATGTGAAGTTGTTCGGCCGCTTGCCTTGTGGCCTTGTTCCTTCATCCAGGTCAAGGCCATAGTCTTCCATCGTGATCTGCATCTGGTAGATGCCACCGAACACTTTAACCTTTGGCTGCTTTGGTAAGCTGACAGATGTCCCAAGCCTACCTGTGGCAACAAGATTGTTGTCCTTGATAGATTTTCCCAAAGCATTGGTGTATGCCTTACGGAATCCGTTCAATGTGTCTACCAACTTATCGAATGCCATTTTTCAGTCTTGCTTGCTGTTGAATACTTTGCTGCCTATCATGCGCCTGTTTTTCGCGATAGAAAGTAATGACGTTAAATAGTTCTCTGACCCGAAGATTGAAGAAATGTTCCCATTTGCTGTGATCATTGTTTGCGAGATTGTTGACCAGGTCGAGCCATCCAAATCTGCTTTCATACGTTTCAACTGCTTTTCCGCTTTCTTCAGATTGTCCTTCGCCATCAGAGCCAAATAGACCTGCATACTCTGAACGTAGTTCTTGTAACTTTCGAAAAAAAAAGCAGTCAACGGATAGACTACATCCATCTTGGCATCCTTCATATCAGCAGCAACTTCGCTGTGTTTCTCTGAATCATAGGTGCCATCCTTCCATCCGAACCATGTCTTCTTGGATGGAATACAGAACAAGGCCAGAATGTCGGCCATGTTGTCCATCACTTTATCTTGGTCCTTCATCAGATGCATCAATGTGATATATTGTCCACCGGTCAGCTTCTCCACATCTGATTCGATTCTGTACTTCTTACCATTTGCCATCATGTACTTCTGCAGCTTTCCTTCAACTGCTGATGACAGGAATGCCAATGACTTCATGATGTTGGTGTAGGATTTCAATGACAGCTTTCGCACATCCGCATCTGGCCATCCAGACATGATGCTGATGATGGCCACGTTCTTTTCATATTCATGCAGGTCATCGTGCTTCAATACATTCTGCAATGCTGCAAACTGCTCTACGGTCACTTCAGACCAACTACTTGGAAGTTCAATTTCGTTCATTCTCTTTTCTGATCTGTTCAATTTTTCTGATTGCCCAATTGACACCTTCATCACCGCCCCATGCAAGCCACATCAATCTTCCACATCCTTCACCAAGTTTGCGCTTGCTGTTCCTTTTGTGCCGGATAAACGCGGCCATCCGTTCAATTGTCTCCACGGAAATTGGTTCACGATTCGCCAATTGCCTTGCTCTGGCTTTACCAACAGGTGTTCCACATGATTTCCATCCATACTTTTCCGCATAACGCAATGCTGCCTTCGCATTCTCAGAAGCTGCTTGCGGATAATCATTGTAGGCTTCCTGCATCTTCCAAACACGGCCAAGTCTTTCCAGGATGTTCATCTGTTGTCTTTCAAGTAAATAGCAAAATGGTCAATCTGTATCTATGGCAAATCGCAGCAGCAGCAATCTGTCATAGTATGGCATGAATGCTCTGTTGCCTGGATTGCTCCGTAGAATTTTGACATGGCTGTCAATCATCTGTGGCACATTGGTCACAACTTCACACTTGCTGATTCGCACCTGCTCTGGAAAGGTCATGGCCTTCAGTTCCTTTTCAAGTCTGTTTAATGGAATCATCTGCTTCAATTTTGGGAATGACAGCCATTGGTATTGCCACCTTTGCGTTGTTGTTCGTGCAGCTAATTTTGTGAAATCCCACCTTATGGCAGATAGGACATTCCTGTGCATTCGTCAGCTTATCTGTTGACGAATCTGTTGATTTTGTCATCTTATCACCTGACTGCATAGGTACCGGTTGACATCGATTTGGACATAATGGAATAACGTGCTGCATCAATCGCATGATTGCTATGGTCCACAGGAATGTTCAAAGATGCACCTGTCTTATCTGTCTGCCAAACGTATCCACGTAATTCCTTGATCAGATTGGTCGATGATGATGTCACCATCAATGGCACCTGTTGCATCTGATTGATGCCATACATGATGCTGTCCTTTCCTTTTACTGCTCCACGGATTCTGTGGCCATACCTTCGAAGTTCGTCAATGCTCTTTGGTTCTGAAGAATCTGCAATGATTTCAATGCCTTTGAAACCATCCAAAACATTGCTGATATCCTTGTTGCTCATTCCTGTCGCATAGTGTATTTCATGCATCCACAGCTTGCCATCTGCTTGTCGAACTTCCACAATGGCCGTTGCATCATTGGTATATCCCCAATCCAATCCAATGCATCGCCATCGGTAATTGTCTGGCAGTTGGTTACATTGGTTCCAATTATCGAACACAACACCTTGCAATGCACCTATTCTTCCGAGACCATAGACATTCCACCAATTTTGCCAATATGATGAATGCTTTGCTTTTTCTTCCGCCTTCTCAATATCCTTCCGAATCGTGTCCGGCAGAGCTTCATTGTCTCTGAACGTCAATATCAGATGTTCAGAATCATCTTCTTGCAGCACTTCGGTGTGCGCCCAAAATTCCATTGTCGGATTGAAGTCTATGAATATCTCGTCTGATGTTCTGATGGCCAATTGATAGTAAGATTCAAATGGAATGTTGTTGGCCTCGTTGACATACAAGATGTTCCTTCTTGCTCCACGCAATCGTGCTTCCTGGTCAGCACTAAAAAATTCTATGTAGGAACCATTGGCAAATGTGTACGTAAGCAATGACCTGTTCCATCTGCTGTCATTGTATCTGCCTGTGATCTGCATGACCTTCAGAAAGTCCTTCATGGCACCACGTCTCAGATGTGGCACAGATTCGGACACAACGGAAATTTCAAGGCCATCAGTTCTGGCTGCTCTGTCAATCAATACAGGAAGAATGCCGAATGTTTTACCTGCAGATGTTCCACCTTGGATGACCTTCTTGCGTTTGGTCAGCTTGCGAATCTTGCGGATGGCCGTTGTATAGATGAAATCATTCATTCATCATCACCGAATAATGGCTGTTCACGGTGTGTCACTTCGTGCTTCTCGGTCAGGTTGTTCAATCGCTGCGTTATGCTTGTGTTGTAGATTCCGGTCATGCCACCTTCAATCTGGTCCTGTCGGATGCTTTTGCGTATGCGTGAACAGATGGCGGAAAATTCTTCATACGCCCCATTTTTGTTGCCGAAATAATCATCAAGAAAATGGTTCAATCCTTGGTTGGCCACATAGTTCTCAAAGCCTTCCATCGTCAATGGTTTCTGAAGTTCACGATGCACCGTTATTGCTTTCGGACCAATGAAATCCTTCACAGTTATCGGATTGTCCTTGGTGTGAGCAGCGTAGTCCAGGAACAGCTGCCACATCTTCTCCGGTGTTTCAATGTACTTCTTCTTGGCCATAATCTAAGATTGCTTTTTCTTCTTCCTTGGAACACGTTTTGGCGTTGGCTTGTTCTCTTCAGCGAATTTCAGCATAACTCTGGACATTGTCTGTGCAGAATTGCCACATGAGAAACACACACGTGCGTTGCCGTGAATGGCCTTGTATGTGTCTTCATAGGCTTTCACTTCAGTCTTGGTCAATCTTCCGCTGAACCTTCTGGCCGACATCATTTCAAGCTGTTCCTTTCGTTCAGTTATAAATAGCAAAATGTCCTTTTTGTCCATCAGTTGGCTTGATCAATTATTTGTTCACTTGCAGGTTCAACGCAGAATCCGCATGTCTGTTTATCCTGTTGTGCATCATCCCAACCTTGCAAGTAGGCATCTCTAAGTGGCTTCAATCTGTCAACGTCAAACTCTTCATGAATTGGAAACAACTCCAACGCCCTCGCCTCTGCTTGTTCTCTTGTTTTCATTTGTACGTGTCTTTGTAGTATCGTTTCGCTTCGTGTACGCTTCCGTTGGTGTAATAACCGCCTTCATAATGCGCCTCCTCAATCTGCTCCCGTTCCGTTTCGAGTTTCAACTTAGCCGCTTGAATAGCGTATTCCAACCCTTTCTGATATGCTTCAATTGGAACAGCTTTTTTCTGTTCTTCAAGTTGCTCAATCAGCAGTTGCATAGCTGTCTTTTTCATCCCTTGATTTTTAAAAGTTCGTTTTCGTTTTACGGTGTGCTATACCGCACTATTTCACTTTTTGTGATTCACTTTTTGCGTATCGCTATTTGCAAAGTGCGTTATGTCGCACTTATGGCATCCAAAAGATTCGAAACCTGTACAGAATCCGTTCAATTAACACAGAAATCAATGCTACCTGGACAGATGACCAGATAGTTTCAGTTGTTGCTAATCCAATAGCGTATCCAATCCACAACGACAGACACAGCGAACAATCGAATGGTTTAATGCTTGCCCATTCGTCAATGTTCAGCCATTTTTTAATGTAGGTCTGGATGCTTATCACTTCGGTCAGAAGTGATGCGATGACCGCTGCTGATGCAGCGTTGAAGAATAATTCCATAGTAATCTTCCTTTAGTTGGTCCAATGTTCTACGGACCGAGTTGCCAATTGATTTGAATGGAATGTCTACCTTTTTGGAAACTTTCCGATAACTTCCTTCCTGGAGCCATAACCGCAGCACTTCCTTGTCATACCAATGATAGCTGTCCAACAATGCTTCGATGATCATCATGTCATCTTCCTTATCCCAATCGTAACCATCGGCATCATCTGCAATGTCAGGAATCTCTGTGCTGTGTGCGAATAGGCCATGCTTTCGTGCGAATGTAGACCGAGGCGATGTTGCCATTGTCATCATGGTTCTAACTACGTAATACCGCAGATATCCGCCATCATTGACCTTGCTCCACTTTTCGTCATCCATTTCCAGAATGACAATTGCAGCTTCCTGGATAAGGTCATCAGCATGACCGTGACAGATACGAACTGCAAGTTCACGCAGTTCATCATCTGCCAACAGGTCAATTGCTGCTTGTTGCTTAGAAAGGCAGGTCATCATTTCCGATGGCTGCGGACTTTGCTTTCGATTTGGCCACAACCTTTTCTTTAACGCTTCCTTCTTTGTTTGGTTTCCATGTGTCCACAGAAATTGCTACATCATTGCCATAGTCATCAAGTTGATCACGCAGGTTGATGTTCACCTTAACATACTTCTTGCCTTGGTATTCAAAGGTGTGTTCAGCAGGAATCTTGTCCAGACAGATGGATGCAGTCAACCATGTGTCACCTTTCTTCTGGCCATTGCCACAGTAGATTGTTTTTTCTTCACTCATTGTGTTGATTATTGATTTCTACAAATATACGATTTTCAGAATAATCTTTGTTGCGCTTGGTGCTGTTTCAATCTTTTGGTTGCTGCGTCAAAGTAGTCTTTGTCAAGTTCGCAAGCTGTCAAGTCAAAACCAAGATTGTGACAGGCAATGGCGATTGAACCGCTTCCCAAATGCGTGTCGAGTATCTTGTCTCCTTCTTTTGCGTAGTTCATCAACAGCCATTCATAAAGTTTTACAGGTTTTTCTGTTGGGTGTATTCTTGGCGTTCCGTTGTTAGCGTTTGCACCAACCCAACTAACCTTATACTTTCTTAACGCCCTATTAAAACTTGTGTATGCTAATTCACCATCACTAAAATCGTTTGCACCTGTACCTTTATCCCAAAAAACCCAACCCATACTTGGCGGTAAAAATGTAGTCATATAATTAGCACCCCAAACTATTTGATTTGTGCTTACCCTAAGCAATTCCCTAAAATAATCAGCATTTGGTATATTGCTATCCCAATCTGTTGTGCCTCTGTTAATTTTTTTCTTACCGTTTCCAAGTGTCATTTTTGTTACATCAATCCCATAAGGCGGGTCTACAATAGCTAAGTCGTACGCATTATCAGGCATGTCTTTCATCGCCTCCATGCAGTCCATGTTTCTTATCTGAATACCCATCAAACAATACCATTTGAACGGAACCATCTGGTCACAGTTTGTTCATAACGGTTATCATCCTGCATCAATGCAAATCTACCTTGTGGCTTTTCGTTCGGCAATGCCTTCACTTCATTCCTTTCAAGTAGATATTG